AAAAACATTCAACAAATCCCTTAAAAGAAACAAAAAGAACTAAGAAACAAGAATAAATATATATTTCTAACCATATTTTAAACACTAAGACAATAAACCCATATAAATAAAGATAGAACTCTACACCAACAAGGTAGAAATAATATGACAGCACCCCCACGCAGACATTTTTTTATATATATGGAGTGATTACAACACAAGGACAACTCTCTAAAGGCATGAACCTCTTGTATTCTTTAAATGAAATACTATCATGGACACATGAACAAACAGACAAATACAGAAGATGCTCTTACTGTAATAAGTTTGGATCTTTCGCAGTAGTGCCGAAAGATAAGTATATGCAGTATTACTTCCTATGTGGAGACCATTATGAAAAAGAAAAAGACCAAAAAAAAGACAGTTGATGTGTTTGCCTTAATGGTAAAGCATATGAACGACAAGACACCTGTTAAACAACATTCAGGTAAGGGTATAGTGAAAGACTCAACTGTAGCAAGGATTCAAGATATATATAGGGGAGAAAATAAGGGTGATAAATGAACACCATAACAATTCCTTATAAGCCGAGAGAATTACAACAACAGATTCACAAGAACTTAGTTCGATTTAATGTTCTTGTCTGTCATAGACGATTTGGAAAGACTGTCTTGACAGTAAACGAATTGATTAAGAAGTGCCTACAATGTCCGTTACCGAGACCTCGTTATTATTACATAGCACCTACTTACTCAATGGCAAAAAGAATAGCTTGGGATTACCTCAAGTATTATACCTCTGTTTTACCCAATATGGACTACCACGAGACGGAATTAAGAGCAGAACTACCCAATGGAGGTAGGATTCAATTATTGGGCTGTGAGCGTCCCCAAACGCTAAAAGGACTCTATATTGATGGAGTGGTTTTAGATGAGGTCGCCCAAATGCCACCGAAGATGTGGACAGAGGTTATTCGCCCTGCTCTATCAGATCGTGAAGGATTTATGATTGCGATTGGTACTCCTCAAGGTCATAACTCCTTCTTTGATCTGTATAATCATGGACTCCATAATGATAAATGGTATGCCACAAAGTTTAAAGCTTCTGAGACTAAAGTCGTTAAAGAAGAAGAATTAGCTGAAGCTAAATCAATGATGCCTCCTGAAATATACGAGGCAGAATATGAGTGTAGTTTTGAGAGTTCCGCTATAGGAGCAATCTATTCGCAAGGATTGAATAAAGCTGATGACGATAAAAGAGTAACTTCTGTACCTTATGATCCTACATTAAAGGTTTCTACCTTTTGGGATTTAGGAATGGCAGATAAAACCTCTATATGGTTCTGTCAGCAAAAAGGAACAGCAATACACCTTATAGACTACTTTGAAGATAGTGGTGAATCACTAGAATATTACGCAGGAGTTCTTGATGATAGAGGATATGTGTATGATACACACTATCTACCCCATGACGCTAATGTCAGAGAGATCGGAACTGGTAAGTCAAGAGTAGAAATAGCACAAAGTTTAGGACTCAGCACAAGCATTGTACCCAAGATGAGTGTGGAAGATGGAATCAACGCAGTTAGAATGACACTATCAAGATGTTATTTTGACTTTGAAAAGACAAAAGACGGATTAGATGCCCTCAGACAATACAAATGGGCAGTAGATGACAAAGGTGTAACTAAAAATAGACCACAACACGACTGGACTTCTCATAGTGCAGACGCATTTAGGTATCTTTGCACAGGATTACAAGAAACAAAAAATTGGTCAACAGAAATTAAGTACCCAAGATTAGGAATAGTATAAATGAAATTAACAAAAGATAGACTCAAATCACTTATAGGACAGGAGATTACAAACTCTCTTGGATTTTATGGTGGAGAATTATCTCAACAACGAAAAAATGCCTTAAAGTTTTACTTAGGAGAGCCATTAGGCAACGAAGTCGAAGGACAATCCCAAGTAAGATCACAAGATGTCTTAGAAGTTGTAGAGAGTATCTTACCTTCTATGATGAGAGTCTTTACACAAGGCGAAAGCATAGTTAGATTTGAGCCACAAGGGCCTGAAGATGTGCAATACGCAGATCAGGCAAGTGATTACATCAATCATATTTTTATGAAAGATAATAATGGTTACTCAATTCTACATACTATGTTTAAAGATGCTTTAATAAGCAAAAATGGTTTTGTAAAATACTACTGGAAAAAATCCAAAGAGCAAAAACAAGAATCTTACGAAAATTTAACAGGTGCAGAATATCAATCATTAATCGCTGATCCTGAAGTAGAGGTTATTGAAGTAGAAGATACTGCTACTGAACTTGATTACGATAATATAGATCAAATGGAACAAACTTTTAATGTCAAAGTTAAAAGAGTTAAAGATTACGGAAAAATCTGTGTAGAGAATGTTCCACCAGAGTCTATGCTCATTAGTAAAACTGCCACTAGTATAGAAGATTCTAATTTTATAGGTCAAAGAGTTTTTAAAACAAGATCAGAACTTATTGATATGGGTTTTGATAAAAAATTAGTCAATGAATTAGGCCCTGCTGATGAAGATATTTATAATACAGAGGCAGTTACAAGAAGATCGTTTGACGATCAAACAACTCCACAAGATTTTCAAAACATTGATCCATTATTAACAGTTGTAGCAGTCACGGATTGTTATATGAAATGTGATTATGACAATGATGGAATTGCAGAATTAAGACACATAGTTGTAGGGGGTTCTAGTCAAAATGTTTACCATATATTAGAGAACGAACCGATTGAAGAAATCCCTTTTGCTATGGTCACAGCAATTCCCATGCCACACAGATTTTTTGGTCTATCTATTTATGATTTAATTGGTGATGTGCAAGAGATCAAAACAACACTTCTTAGACAGACACTTAATAATGCTTATCTACAAAACAACGCAAGAACAGTTGTAGTAGATGGTCAAGCAAACATTGATGACATCTTAAACTCAAGAGCAGGTGGTATTGTTAGAGTTAAATCACCTAATGCAGTAACACCTCTCCAAGCACCAAATTTTATGCAAGAAGGTCTTGCTATGATTGGTAAGGTAGATGAAATTAGAGAAGCTAGATCAGGTGTTTCTAAAGTTCAAATGGGATTAGACTCAGAAGCTATTAACAAATCTCACACTACAGCTACAAGTGCAAATGTAATGATGAACGCATCTACTCAAAGAATAGAGTTGTATGCTCGTAACTTTAGTGAAGGTATTAAAAGAATGTTTCAAGGTATCTTAACTCAAGTATGTAAGTACCAAGATCAAGAACGCATTATTCAACTAAGAGGAAAGTTTGTTCCTATGAATCCGAGAGAATGGGTACACAGATACAATGCTACAGTTCAAATAGGACTAGGTAGTGGATCTATGGATCAAAAACTAGAAGTCTTAGGTAGAGTTTTGGCAGTACAAGAAAAATTAATTGGTGCAGGTGGTATGGGTATCGTAGATCCTCAAAAGATTTATAATACCTTAGAAAAGTATTTAGAAAATGCAGGTTACAAAGACGCAAGTCAGTTTTTTAACAATCCAGCTAATACTCCTCCTCCTCCTCCTAAACCTCAACAACCTGATCCTGCTATTCAATTAGCACAAGCAGATTTACAAAGACAACAAGCAAAAGATCAAGCAGACATACAACTGAAAGCACAAAAGTTAGAACTCGATCAACAAAAATTAGCTTCAACTTTAATTAAAGAAGATGATGCTAAAGATATTCAAAAAGAAAAACTAGCAACACAAATATTACAGCAAGGAATAAATAAAAATGGCAACACCCAACAGTCCCAGTAGTTCACAAGCTATTATAGATAAGTTTTTAACAGGTGGATTTTCTACTGAAAGCACATCTAATCCTTATACAGTTCCAGTAACTCCTTATGTTCCTCCTTCAACTCCTGATCCTGTTACTCCTGATCCATGTCCTGAAGGTTATACTTTTGATTCAGTTTTAAATGTTTGTGTGCCTATAGAAGAAGTAGTAACAGGAGATAGTAGTAACAATAAAGATCCTGAAGTAGATCCTAATAAAGCACTTTTTGATAAAATGAAAAAAGATCCAAGCACTATTTTTGGTGCTTCAAATATTTTAGACGATTATCTTATAGACGATCCAAATGGTAATATTTTATTAAAATTTGATCCTAGTGTTGGATCTCCACCTCCTATTTTTGGTTTAAATATATTTGATTCTTTAACTGGTGGAGCTGATAGACGATTAGCAGATTTTACAGAGGGTATGCAATCTTTTATGGATCAAGGTTATGGTGAATATCGAGGTGATGGAACATATCAGGTTTTTAATCCTCAACAATATTACAACACAGTACAAGGAAATTCATTAGACAGTTATTTACGAAGTACAACTGGTGGATATTCAGGAATACCTGAATCTGTAAGTTACACAAAAAGTCCTTTGACTGTAGGTCAAGCAGTTGATAGTGTGATGAACCCACAACCTCAAGATGGTAGTAAATCTAGTGGATCACCTATATTTGAAGATATGTCAGGTGGATTGTTAGGTAGAACACCATTAACATCAGTAGATGCACAAGGTAATAGAACTAGAAACGATACTGCTTACAGAGCTGGTATTGCTAGAAATATTGAAAGAAATAAAAGAAACTTTGGTAATAGTAAATTCAAAGAAGGTGTTGGATTTATAGGTGGTAGATAGTGTCAGAACAAGACATTAAAAGAAGCGACCAAGCTAAAAGAATACTTGAAGATAAAATATTTATAGAAGCAGTAAACAAAATTCGATCCGACCTTAATCAAGAATGGTTAAATAGTGATCTTAAAAGTTCAGAACAGAGGGAAAACATTTTCGTTATGAGGAGAATGTTAGAACTCGTTGTGATGCAACTACAGTCTGTTATGGAAACAGGCAAAATCATAAAAAAATAGGAGTAATACATGGCAGAACAACCAGCAATGGACTCTGCAACAGAAACTCAAACCGAATCTGTTGCACCAATGCCCAAGTCTCGAAATGTGAACGAGACAGCAGAACACTTGAAGACCTTACTTAATACAGAAGCCTCTAAGACTCAAGAAACTGCAAGTGAAGAATCAACAAAAGATGGAAACGACTTGGAAACGAATATCGAAGATACTTTTGAAGATGATGAACTAATAGATCAAGTTGAAGCAGAAGAAACAACTAATAGTAATGAGGAACTTTATAAACTAACTGTCAATGGACAGGAAGTGGAAGTCACCCTTGATGAACTTAGAAAAGGTTATTCTCGTCAACAAGATTACACTCAGAAAACTGAAAAACTATCACAAGATAGAAAAACTGTAGATCAATTAAAAAATGATTTTACTAGGCAATCTGAGGAGGCAAAAATCAAACGAGATCAATACGAGAAACAACTTCAAGTATTATCAGAACAATTAAAAGCTAGTGAAAAAAAAGTAGATTTAGACAAACTTTATGAAAATGATCCTGCTGAATATGTAAGAGTAAAAGCAGAACAAGATCGTCAAAAAGAATTGTTAAATTCTGCTATACAAGAAAAAGAAAGAATCCAAGCTGAAAAACAAGAGGAGTATAATAGAACATACTCTAATTACTTAGAACAGCAAAGAGAACTTCTTTCTAAAAAACTACCAATCTACGCAGATAAAGATAAAGGCCCTGAGTTTGTTAAGAACTTAACCAATTTTGCTAAAGAAATTGGATATTCAGACCAAGAAATATCTCAGCTTGTAGATCACAGAGCAGTTATGATGTTAGCTAATGCTTATCGTTATGATAAGTTAAAAAAAGCTAATCTTAAAAATAAAAAAGTAACAAAAGTCTCTAAGGTAATTAGTTCTTCTAGTCCTAAAGTTCAAGATGATAGTGATGTTGTGAAGCGTATGAACTCAAAAAAAGCAACTCTCAAGAAAACTGGAAAAGTTGCAGATGCAGTTTCCATTCTTGAGCAGATGTATTCTCAATAACAACAACATAGAAAGGACTAAGTAATGGCACAACCAACCAATACTTATGATACCTATGATGGTGTAAACTCAATAAGAGAAGATTTAGCTGATGTAATTTTTAATATTTCACCAACTGAAACTCCATTTATGAGTAACGCATCAAAAGGTACAGCAACAAACACACTACATGAGTGGCAAACAGATAGTTTAGCTGATGTAGCAGTAAACGCACAAATAGAAGGTGATGATTACGCAGGAGAAGCTCGTGGAGCAACTGCAAGACTCACTAACTATACCCAAATCTCATCAAAGTCTGTAACAATTTCAGGTACAGATGATGCTGTAGATAACGCAGGTATGGGAACTCAAATGGCTTATCAATTAGCCAAGATGGGTAAAGAGATCAAGCGTGATATGGAAAATGCTATGATCGGCATTGAACAAGCTAAAGTTGCAGGTAATGCTTCAACAGCTAGAAAGTCTGCTTCTGTAGGCACATGGTATGGCCCAGCTTCAGGAATTAATAACTATTCCAAGAATGGTTCACCTTCAGCAGTTCCACTAGGAACAGGTGCTACAGCTATTGCAGGTGGAACTAACAGAACTTATGCAGAAGCATTATTAACAGCAGGACTTTTACAGTCTTTCACTTTAGGTGGAGAACCTGATACTGTTTTAATGTCTCCAAGTCATAAGCAGTTAGCTTCAGCATTTAATGGCGTGGCTACTAAATACAAAGATGCCTCAGATAAAGTATCTATTGGCACAACTGATATTTATGTATCAGACTTTGGTGAAGTGGCTTTTGTTCCTGATCGTTTCCAAAACGCAAACAGAGTAGATATTCTTCAAATGGATATGTGGAGTGTGGATTTCCTAAGACCATTCCAAACTACTGATCTTGCAAAAACTGGTGACTCAGACAAGAAACTATTATTAGCAGAATGGACTTTAACAGCTAAAGCTCCTAACGCTAACTATGGAATATTTAACTTAACTGCATAATTGTAGAATAAAGGACTGGGAGGGTTTAAATGCCCTCCCTTTTTTCATTAACACAGGAGTAACAAATGGCAATTTTTACAAATAAAAAACATACATCAAGTTTGTATAGTAAGGTTTCTAGTGCAATCAAAGCTGATCCTATGATTAGCAAAGGTGGTAAAAGAAAACAATCTTCACAAAAATCAATGGGTGATAGAAAATTTGATCCAATGCTAAAATTAAGTGGCAATCAAGGACTTCAAGTTAAAGGCACTATTGATATGATGATAGCAAAAGCAATCAAGTAACATGGCAAAAAAATTCTCTCTTAACGATCCTAATGACGGATCAACAGTCAAAACTAATTTAATTGTAGATGAGGCAGAGAATAAATTTCATATTGAGAACTATCAAGATAATGCTTCTATTAAAGAAATATTAGATGCTAATAAAGTAGCACAAAATGAAGGTGCTTATAAATCTAAAGTTATGCAAAATGAAAAAGGTTATCGTGTTGCTCGATTGCCTAACATAGTAGTACACCAATTAGCTAAACGAGGAATTATGACTTATGCAGGAAAAGTCTTAGATAAGCCAAGATTTTTTAAATGGTTAAATGACTCAGATAATAGACATTTTAGGATTTATACAGGTAATTTATAATGGCAATAACCACATACTCTAATCTCAAAACTACAATAGCATCTTATTTAAACAGAGAAGATTTAACTGCTTATTTAGGAGACTTTATTACACTTGCAGAAAGCAGATTAAATAGAGAATTACGAGTTAGAGAAATGGTAGAAATTAACACTTCAACTTCTACAGTTGCAGGTACACAAAGCTATGATTTACCAACTGGATATTTAGAAGCCATAACTGTTATCTATCAAAGTAATCCTTTTACAACATTAAGGTTTATGGCTAATACAGATTTTTATAACAAATATAATACATCACAAACTTCAGGAACTCCAAACTTCTTTACAATAGTTGGAACAAAAATTTTATTAGGAGTAGAACCTGATTCAGCAACTACATTACAAATTAATCATTATAAAAAATTAACTGCATTATCTGATAGTAATGCAACAAACGACATTCTTACAAATTATCCTGAACTATATCTTTATGGAGCATTAGCAGAAAGTTCCCCCTTCCTCATGCAAGATGAAAGATTAAATATATGGGCAGGACTTTATAAAGAGGCTTTAAAAAATGCTAATGAATCATCATCTAAAGGATCTACTACATCTTCACCATTACAAATGTCAGCAACGCAGGTGGCATAGATGATTGAGTTTGGCGACTTACAAGCTGATCTACCTGCATATCAAAATACAGGTGCGTTAAAAGTAGATAATGTTGTACCTTTAGCTAAAGGCTACAAAGCATTAGCAGGATTTCAAAGTTTAACTACAGCTCCTTTAACAAGAGAAGGTTCGTCTGCTCCATTAGATGCAGTTGGATTATTTTCAGCTTTTCTTAGTGATGGTGTTACGAACTATTGTGGAAACGCAACAAGACTATTCCAAATGAATAGTAGTGGTGATTTTGTAAACAAATCAAAATCAGGTGGCTACAATAACTCTACAACTTCTAATGCTAGAGACTTTTGGGCATTTACACAGTTTGGCACAAACATTATTGCTACTAATGGTGCTGATAACATACAAAAATTCGATCAAGGAACAGATAGTTTATTTTCAGATTTAATTTCTTTTAAAGCAAAATATATTTCTGTTATTAGAGATTTTGTTGTTGCTGGATATACAACAGAAAGTTCTACTACTTATAACCAAAGAGTGAAGTGGTCAGCTTTAAATGATTCTTCTGATTGGACTCCAAGCCAATCAACTCAGTCAGGGTATCAAGACATAGTAGGTACACATGGTAATATCCAAGCAATCGTAGGTGGTGAATCTTTTGGAATTATATTCTTTGAGAAAGCTATTTACAGAATGGAATATGTAGGTACTCCATTAATCTTTACCTTTAACAAAATTGCAGACAATGTAGGTGCTTTTGCTCCTAAATCTGTTTGTTCTTTTGGTAGTGATATATTCTTTCTTGCACAAGATGGTTTTTACAAACTATCAGGTGGACAACAATTAACACCAATAGGAAATGCAAGAATAGACAATTTCTTTTTTGAAGATTTATCTTCTAACTTAGATGGTATTTGTTCAGCAATAGATCCTAACAACTCTATAGCTGTATGGTCTTATCGTGGATCAGGTGCTACAGGAACAACCAATAACAAATTATTAATTTATAATTACTCAGTAGATAAGTGGAGTACAGGATCAGGACAAGATTTAGAATTTATAGCTGGTGCTTCTCAAGAAGCATTTAACACATTAGAAAGTTTAGATGTGTTTGGCGAGTTAGATAACTTAACAAGATCATTAGACTCTTACTATTATGGAGAAGGTATTGTTGGTCTTGCTGGTTTTGATTCCTCTCATTTGTTTGGAAAGTTTATTGCAACAAGTTTATCAGCAACAGTTGACACAACAGAGTTTGAAGGTGCTGAAAAAAAAAGATCAACACTAATTAATTGCAGACCGATTGTAGATGGAACTGCTAACACAACTGTTACTGTGACTCCTATTAAAAGAGATTCACAACTTAATAGTGTGACAGTAGGTACTGCTGTATCTAATAATGCAGATGGTTCAGTTCCTTTAAGATCAACAAGTAGGTATCATAGAGTTCGTGTAAATGTGACAGGAAACTTTAATACTATGTCAGGTGTTGAAATAGAAGCTAGACCTGAAGGTAAAAGGTAATGGCAGACAATTCGTTTCCTACAGTACCTTTATCTATTCCTGATACTGCACAGCATTTACGATTAGTTTCAGCTTCATTAAACAATACGATTAATGGAAAATTAAATAGCACAGGCACAGTCACACTAAGAGCAAGTCAAACAACAACAACTCTTACAGACGCAAGACTTGGTGGTAATTCTATAATTTTGTTTATGCCCATTACAGCTAATGGAAGAACAGGATTAAATGGAATGTATGTGTCAGCTAGGGCAGAAGGGAGTGCCACACTAACTCATGCAAGTTCAAGTAACGCAGATCAAAACCTCGCATACACCATTATTGGATAATGTAGTTACAAGAGTTCCTAGTGAAGATTTAGAATTTATATGGAGTCAAGTTGCTCCCTTGCTAGAGAAGGCATTAGATGAAACCTATAGTATTAAAGATATATTATACGGATTAGCTAATGATCGTATGCAACTATTTATTAGTTGGAACGATAACAGAGTAGAAAGTGCTGTTGTCACAGAAATAGCACAATATCCTCAAGCTAAAGTATTACGATATTTTTTAGCAGGAGGTAGAAACCTAGAAAACTGGTTAGAAAGAATACAAGAAAAAATAGAAAAATTTGCAAAGCAAAATAAATGTACTTACCTTGAAGTCGCAGGACGCAAAGGGTGGGTAAGAAAGTTAAAAGGATATAAAATGAAGGCAATAATATTAAGTAAGGAAATCAAATGAGTAAAGGTAGTAATCCAACTAATGTAACAACAACTACATCATCAGAACCTAGTGAGTTTATAAAACCATATTACACAGAGGCTATTGATTCAGCACAAGACTTATATCAATCTGCTTTACCAAATTTTTTCCCTAATAATACTTATGTTTCAACTCCTGCTGAAACACAAGCCGCTTTAGCATTAGCAACTAATAGAGCAACTGCTGGAAACCCATTGTTGAATCAATCACAAACTGAAGCTGGTAATATTCTTTCAGGAAAATATTTATCACCTACTACTAATCCTTATGCAAAAGCATTGTACGATCAAATGGCAGGTGATGTTACTGCTGGTGTTCAATCACAATTTAGTAGAGCAGGAAGATTAGGAAGTTCTGCTAACCAAGAAACATTAGCAAAAAGTTTAGGTAATTTAGCAAACGAAGTTTATGGCGATCAATATAATCGTGAAAGAGCAAACATGGTTAACGCAACACAACTTGCTCCTCAACTTGGTGAAATGGATTACAACGATATATCGAGATTACAACAAGTCGGTAATGCAAGAGAAAGTATTGAGCAAACAAAATTACAAGATGCTATGGCTAGGTTTGATTACGAACAACAAAAACCATACATTAAATTAAATCAATATCTTGGTGCATTAGGTGCTAATGTACCAATGAATACATTACAAACACAACCTGTATTTAGAAATACAGGTGCAGGATTACTTGGTGGTGCTATGGCAGGAGCAAATATTGCTGGTCAAATTGGAGGTAACTCAATGTTTGGTAATCCTCTTTATGGTGCAATCGGTGGCGGATTATTAGGAGGATTCATGTAATGACACAATTAATGAATATAAGAAATCAAATTATAGATGGTTTATTACAAAGTAGAATACAACCTCTGCTTCAAAAATATAACCAACCAAGACAAACTGGATTATTAAATTTTGTAAATAGTCCACAGGCTCAAGATATTGCTACAGGATTGTTAGCACAATCAGGTTACTCTACTATGCCTCAAAGTTTTGGACAGTCATTAGGTGTTGCTATGCAGAACGCAAATGATCGTGCTATGGCAAGAGACGCTAGTGAGTTAGATGCAATTTCTACCTTTGCTAACATTCAAAATTTATTTAAAGGACAAGATCAAACTGATAAACAAATATTACAAGGCGATAGAAAAATAGATCAAACTGATAGAAGTTTAGACCAAAGTGATAGAGGTTTAGACCTTGAAGAAAATAGAACAGAATCAACTACTGCACTACAAGGAAAACAAGGCGAAGAAATAGATAGCAATATTGAGATTAATCAACAAGGAATGAACCTAAAAGAAAAAGGATTTGATTTAGATGAAAAAAGATTTAACCTTGACCAAGAAAAATTTAATTGGGCAAAAGATAATCCTGAGGCTACTTCTACAATAGGTGGATTAGTACAAGACTTTAATAGAAAAATAATTAACGAAGAACAATTAGAATTAGGTTTAAAAGATGTATTAGGAACAGAAGGAACAACTGATATGAGAAACTATCAGTATATAGCCAAGTATCTTTTTGATGGAGATATAGAACAAGCTATTTTGTTTGATAAAAGCTCGAAATCAAAATCTAAAGATGATTATATTTCTGATTGGATTTCAGATGCAAAGAATGAATCTATAACAGGGAATATAAATATAAAAGAATTAAGAAATGAAGCTGAATTTTCTTGGGCAGTAAGTAAAGCAAAAATTCCATCGGGAGATAAAAAAGATAATAAAAAAGGTGATTATTATTTTATTACTTTAAAAGATAACACAGAAGTTGTTGGTCAATGGAATGGTGAAAAATATGAAATAGTAAAGTCTCCTAAGTAATGACTGAAATAATATCTTTTGAAGATACTATTAACAAAAGTGAAGTAGTTAATAGTACAATTCAAAACAACACTATATCTTTTGAAGATACTATTAATTCAAACAATATAAATAGTACAATTCAAAACAATAATGTACCTACTATATCTTTTGAAGATACTATTGTAAAAAAAGATAACAATGAATTTACAAACAAAACTACTCAACAACCTTCACAGCTTAATATTGAATACATAAATCAACACCCTGATTTTGAATCAAGTGGTGGTTTTGATATTAGGTTAATACCTGATTTTGATTCTATAGAAGATGCTTCTGCATACTATGGTTTACCAGTAGATCAATTAACTAATGAGATTGTTCCTGAAGTGCCGATGCAAGGTGATAATAGTTACGACAATGTAAACTATAAAAAAAAATATATACCTAATCTGCCTATAGAAGATGGTTATTATGATAAAGGTAGTTTTAATCCTTTTGATGATAAAAAATCTGATTGGTCACTTACAAGCAGAACAATGGATTACATTTGGAGTGATGAATTAGGTATTAATAAACAAACTGTAGAAGAAATAGAAAATCCTTTTTTTAAAAAAATTGCTGGTAGTCCTGTTGTTATGGGAGCTAGTGACATACTAGATGGTACACTACGAACAATACAGACAGTAATTTATGGTGGAGCTGGTGTTGTAGGTGATACTGTAACAAATATTACAGGTGATAAAGCCGATGGTGCTAGAACGCAAAGAGATTTAATTGCATTGTTTGAATCAACATTACCACAGCAAATGTCCACTGCTGGTGCTAGTGCAAGATCGTGGGGATATACAAAAAATCAAGTCAAACAATACGATACATTAGGAAAGAAAGCTATAGATCAATACGTTGATACTACTTTTAAAAAGAGTCCTAATAAAAACAAAATTAAAAATGAACTAAATAAAAAGTTTGATGAAGGTATTGTAAAAGCAGATACAATTATTAATAAATTAGAACAAAATGTCGATAAGGTTCTTAGCGATAAAAGAGTAAACTTTAAATACTTTGATGACAATGTAATGAAGTCAAGGTTTAAAGACAACACTATAAAACTTGGAAAGCCTGATGATGTTAAAAACTTATTACAGTTTAGCGAAAGCAGTATTCTTAGAAACGTAGATAGATTTATACTTGCACCTTTTAGAACAAGAGGAAGAAAAACTCCTCAAATGCAGAAACTGTATGAATTATATCAAGGTAAGATTAGAGGCAACAATCATAGAGCTGTATCAACTGCAAAACAAATTGAGAGACAAGTTAATAAGATAGCTAAAAAGTTTGATCCTAATAAGTTTAATGTAAAGTTTAAAAATAAAAAAGAATTTAAAACAAAAATATTTGATGACATACAAGAAGTATTAATAGGCAAGAAATCAATAAATACTTTAGATGAATCTCTTAGACAACCAGTTGCAAAAGCCAGAACTTTAATTGATGATTTAAGTAAACAATTAATAGAAAGCAAAAGTTTAGGAAAAAATATAAAAGAGATTATTGAGAAAAATGTTGGTTCTTATGTTAGACAAAGTTATAAATTATACAGAGGTGGTTTTAATCCTAATAAACAAATTAGACAAAACGCTTTTGATTACATACAAAAACAAGATCCTTCACTGACTAACGCTGAAGTTAATGGCGTTATTAACAAAATATTAGACAAAGGTGATAATACAAACTTTGCTTCCACTGTAGAATCTTTACCAAAGCAATCACAATCTTTGTTCTTAAAGAAAAAAGACATAGCTCCTGAGATCAAAGCTCTATTAGGAGAAGTAAAAAATCCCTTAGAGAATTTAATCAATACTATTGATGATCTAACTAAATGGGTTGAAACTGATAAGTACCTAAATAGAATTAAGGAAAATGGTTTTAACAAGTATATTTATAAAAAACCAACAAATAGGTTTGCTACTGAGATTGAAGGTAATAAATACAATCCACTAAAAGGTTATCACACAAGTCCTGAAATAGCTAAACTTTTAAAATCTATAGACGAGACTTCGTTGCACAATTTGCTGTTTCTTTACAAAGTATTTTTATTTGGTAAAGGTGTCAGTCAATATTCTAAAACAGTTCTAAACCATGTAACACAATTAAGAAACTTACAAGGTGGAATATTGATGGCTTGGTTTAATGGTGTCAATCCTTTTAGTAGAACAGGTTGGTCTGCATTTAAAACTGTAGCTAATGATATAGGTAAAATGTCAGATGAAATATTAAATTTAAAATATCAAGAATATTTAGATTTAGGTGTTGTTCGTACAAGTGTTAAAATAAATGAACTTAAAGGTATTTTTAAAGATGTTGAGATGGCAAATTCAATGTCAGGATTTGTTGATAAGATAACCAACAATATAGTTTTTAAAAATGCCAAAAAACCCTTAGATTTTTTACAAAATGTTTACATGGGTGTTGATGATCTTTTTAAGATTATTGTTTATGAAAAGGAACTAGCAACTCTTAAAAGAGCTTATCCTGACATGGTGATTAATCCTGTTAAATTAAAACAATTAAAAAAACAAGCTAGTGAGATTACTACTAACACTATGCCTACTTATGATAAAGTTCCACCAGCAATAAAATATTTAAGAAGATTGCCTATTGGTAACTTTGTATCTTTTCCAGCAGAGATATTAAGAAATACTGTGTTTTCTGTCAAACAAGGAATGAAAGAATTAGGCACAGCAAATAGTGTTATTAAAACAAGAGGTGCAAAAAGATTAGCTGGTAATGTAATCATAGGTGGTTTTGGTTTAAAAGTTGCAAATGAAGCCTACAACACAGCAAGGGGTTATACAGAAGATACAATAAAGGCAATCAAAGCATTTGTTCCTTCATGGAGTCAAGACTCTAATATTACTGTGTTAAATGATGATCCTGAAAATATACAATATGTTGATACCAGTTATACTTTTCCGTATGACATCTTACACAGACCAATAAGATCAGCAGTTAATGAATGGTATAATGGTAAAAGAGATAATAAAACCTTAGATGAAGTAATTATTCAATCAAGTATTGCGAGTATAACAACATTAGGTGGATATTTTTTAGATGAATCTATTTTAGCATCTAAAATTAATGACATATTAAGAAACAAACAATCTAATGGCAGACAAGTTTATAATCCTGAACTACCTGTTGGAGATCAAGTCAATGCTATGTTCCTTCATGTGCTTGATGCTTTTGTTCCAGCTGGTTATGACCAACTAGAAAAATTATACAAATCATTTAATGGTATTGTTGAACCTTATGGTAAAGAATACGATCCAAAGATAGAATTATTAGCTAACTTTGGAGGTCTAAGAGTTTCTGAAATAAATGTTAAAGAAGCATTTAATTTTAAGATTCCTGAACATAACCAAAATGTAAACAATGCCGAAAAGATATTTCGTAAAATAGCAAACAATCAAAATGTAGTTACAGAACAAGATTATATAAACGCATATATTACAGCAGAAAAGGCAAGATATAAAAATTGGACAGACATGAACAACTTAGTTCAAAGTGCTTATGAGTTAGGTTTAGACGAAAACACAGTAGCAGAAATTTTAATAGAAAATAACATAAGTAAAGATGATGTTAAAATGTATTTACAAGGAAGATATTTACCTTATTTTCCATCTAAAGAAACTTTAAATCGTATTTACGAATCAGGTAACACTTTCCCAATAGAAAAAATACAAAATATTTATGAAAATATAATAAATGTTCCTTTAGGAGATTACCAAAATTTTGAACAGAGTATTCAAAAAAATTAGGAGTAAGAAATGACAGTATCAAGTTACAGCACAACAGCAAACAGCAACACATCAGTTAATGGAATCAATATTTCAGAGGGCATGAGTCCATCTGATGTTAATAATGCACAGAGGTCAATTTTATCAGACACAAGATCAGTATGGAACGATAAAGAATGGTTTTTACTAGGTGATGGTGATGGCACAACTACCTTTACAAGAGCAAGTACAACTTCAATTACAGTTGCTTCAGATATTACAACAACACACCATGTAGGTCGTAGAGTTAAAATAGTTGGATCTAACACAGGAACTATTTATGGAAAGATTGCAACTTCAAGCTATTCTTCACCTAATACAACTTTAACATTTACATTAGATAGTGGCTCAATTAATTCAGGAGACTCTACTGTAGATGTTTATGTAGGTTCAAATTATACTGGTTATGCTATCCCTGTTATTGATGAAGATGCTATGGGTACTGATAGTGCTATCCTCCCTCCTTCTCAACAATCAGTTAAAGCATTTGTTACTTCAGGTACAATCACCCTATCCAATAAATCTATAGCTTTAGGTAGCAACACAGTTACAGGTACAACAGCACAGTTTAATACTGCTTTATCAGATGGTAGTTTTGCAACACTAGCTGGTTCAGAAAATTTAACTAATAAAACTTTAACAAGTCCTGTCCTTAATACAGGAATTAGTGGTACTGCTTTTAAAGATGAAGATGATATGTCAAGTGATAGTGCTACTGCTGTTGCTTCTCAGCAATCAATCAAGGCTTATGTAACTGCCCAATTAACAGCAGAAGATTTAGACTTTGCTGGTGATAGTGGTACAGGTTCAGTAGATTTAGACTCACAAACATTTACGATTGCTTCAGGTGAAGGTATTGATACTTCTGCCTCTAGCCAAACACTAACTATTAGTGGTGAAGATGCTACAACATCAAACAAAGGTATAGCTTCATTTAGTTCTGATAACTTTGCAGTATCGAGTGGTGCTGTCACTATTAAAGATGGTGGAGTTGCTAATGTAGAACTGGCTAATGATAGTGTTTCGTATGGTGGTGTGTCCTTAGACTTAGGTCAAACAGATAGTACCCCAGCTTTTAACTTATCAGATGCAACTTCTTATCCAACAAGTGCTTTAAATGGTACGATTGCAAATTCACAATTAGCTTCAGGAATAGATGCTACTAAGATTGCAGATGGATCAGTTACTTCAACAGAATTTCAATACATCAATACTTTATCTTCAAATGCTCAAACTCAATTAAGTGGTAAATTAACTGCTTCTAATGATTTATCCGATTTAGCTTCAGCTTCTACAGCAAGATCAAATCTTGGATTAGGAACTATTGCTACTCAAGCGTCTAACAATGTTTCTATAACTGGTGGATCTATTACAGGAATGTCAACTCCAAGTGGTAATTCAGATGTTGCAAACAAAGATTATGTAGATCAAGCAGTAGCAGGACTTAGAACAAGAACTATTGCTGAATGTGCTTCAACTGCCAATGTAAATATTTCAAATGGTTTAGAAGCAGGAGATTCAATAGATGGTGTAACTTTGGTGGCAGGAGATCGTGTACTTCTAAAAGATCAATCTACAGCTACAGAGAATGGTTTATACATAGCTGTTTCAAGTGGAGCGGCATCAAGAGATCCTGAACATGATACAATAGCAGAATTATCAGGTGGTATGATTGTAGTTAATCAAGGATCAACAAATGATAATAAAATATTCCTATGTACTACAGATAGCACAGGTTCAGTTGGTTCTACAAATATAACTTACACAGTTGTAACTCCTTCAAATTCAGGAACAGTTACTTCTATAGGACTAGCACAATCAGGTTCAGAGTTTAGTATATCGGGTTCGCCTGTTACTTCAGCAGGAAATATTACATTAGATGTAAACAGAATTAGTGCCACTAAGATTGGTGCAAACACTAATATATCAGATACAGAATATGGTTACTTGAATGGTGTATCGAGTTCAATTCAAGATCAATTAGACGCAAAAGCAACAGCAGGTTTTAGTATCGCTATGGCAGTTGCATTATAGGAAAGGTAAATAATGGCACAAAATTTTAGAAATCAAATAGTCAGAAACACAGGTACATCAGGAGTTGATATTCTTAACGCAGTTGACAGTTACGATACTGTTATTGGTATAAGATTAGCCAATGTTCATACAGCAGCAATTAGTGTAGATGTTTATATTGTTAGATCATCAACAAACTATTACTTAGTTAAAGCAGCACCTATTCCTGTCGGTGGCTCACTTGAGTTAATTGACGGAGGAGCAAAAGTTGTGTTAGCTTCAGGTGACAAAATTGCAGCAATTTCAACAGCAGCTAACAGTTTAGATTCAGTTGTTTCTTACATAGACACAATTAGCACATAGGAGATAGAATGGGATATATTGGACAAGCACCTACAGGATCTATACTTACTGGTGCAGATATAGCAGATGGATCTATATCTACAGCTAAGATAGCAGATACAGCTATCAGTACAGCTAAAGTTGCAGACAACTCAATCACAACTGCAAAAACTGCTTTTAATGATATTCCATTTAGAAATCGAATTATTAATGGCGATTTATCTGTAGCACAAAGAGGAACTTCTTTTACAAATGTAGCTAGTGGAACATACACTATAGATAGATGGAATATGAGTTATCGTGCTGTAGGTAATGCTGATATAGCTCAAGTAGATAACAAAACTTACAAATCATTAAAAGTTACTAATTCTAATGCTTCTTCACAAGAAATAGCTATGAGGTATCGTGTAGAAGATGTAACACAATTTAACAATGATAGTTTTGTTTTAAGTTTTTATGCTAAAGCATCAACAAGTGTTACTTTAGATACTCGTGTTTATGAAAATTATGGTAGTGGAGGAAGCACTACAGTTAATGTAGTAACTTCAGGTAGTCAAAATAAAACAATTACTACATCAAGACAAAGATTTAGTATTACTTTTACAACAAGTGATATGTCATCAAAGACTATTGGAACTTCTAATTATTTAGAATTTAGTTTTCACCCAACATTAATATCAAGTGCAAATTGGGAATTTGATTCAGTACAATTAGAACAAGGTACAACTGCTAGTGATTTTGAGTTCATACCTTTTGATGTGAATTTACAAAGGTGTCAAAGATATTATTTTTGTTCAGATACAGTAAGTAGTGCTACAGAATTTTACCCATGTTTTTGTAGTAGTGCTGGTAGTACTCCAGATTCAATAAAATTTACAGCACCTGTGCCATTTAGATCACCTGACAATGTAACTATTACTGCTTCTGCTGGAACATCACAGTTAATAGGTGGAGGTTATAGCTCTACTACAACTGTGCCTACTTTTACTAGAAGGAATAACACTAATGATGTAGATGGAACAACAAAACCATCAGGTAGTGGAACAAAAATTTATTTTGTAACTAATGCTCTTTTTTCAGGTATTTCAGAAGGTTATGCTGGTTTTGGCACAACAGGTAAATTGGAGTTTGATAATGAATTATAAGGAGTACAACAATGGCTGAAATTGTAAGTGTTAAACAAGAATATGTACCTACCTCTTTAACAGATAATACTTTGATAAAAGGTTATTATAGGGTTGAGTGGAACAATGGTAAAATTAGTTCTGTTAATCCTTTAGGAGATAATTATTACATGAATGAAGTTAATAAGTGGGTAGCAGAAGGAAACACAATTACAGATAATGGGGGTGGTGAGTAATGGCATACATAGGAACAGCTCCTACAGATGGACAATATACAATCCTAGATGACATAGCTTCATCATTTAATGGATCAACAACAACATTTAATTTAACAAGTGGTGGTACTGCTGTTGTAC